ACAAATAATCTCCGTGTGGGAGGGTTTCACAATAAGAGAAAAGTCATCTTTTCTCATTCCATACTTATATTATATCAAATCATCGACTCTTTGTCAAGTCTTTTCTTCACATCAAGCAACTTTTTTGATAAATGCATTGAGTAACATACGATTCTGTAATTTACCGCTAGTGTTCTTTTTCAATGCTCTTCGGATTTGTGCTTTAGTCGAACCGACTTCAACAGCATCCATGTGGTCTACTTCATCAATCTGAAGACCTTTTGTATTAATAATGTAGAGTTCATCATAAGAAGTTTTTGTCTCAATCAAAAACTTTTCTTTACGAAACTTGGAAACTTCTTCATCTAGTGGATATCTTTCCATTATGTAAGCCATATTTCCAGCAGTTCTTCTACCAGTTCCAGAAGTCAAGAAAAATCCAAGAAGATTTATTCCCAATTGTTTTTTGAGTGCTAAAAGGAAAATTGAAGTGGTATCCATTAGTTTTCCATTTTCTCTATTAGGATAAACTCTTGTTCTAGTTACAGGATCATCAATATGTAAATTACTTCGATCTACATGACTTGTACGACCATCAGTATTAAGAAATTCATTATGACGATTACTTTGACCATCAGTGAGAAACACTACATTGACGATTTGAGCTTTTGTCTTAGTCTTAAATTCTTCGATGATTGTTTTAGCACAAAGAATTGTAGCATCCAATGGAGTTCCACTCAAAGAAAAGTTGTTAGGAGCTCCGTAGTAAGGTCTGTCTCTATAACCATAATAATTTGAAAATGTTTCACTAACCAACAATATGTTTCTGTATGCTGTTGTCAATTCTCGACTATTCATTTTAGAAGAAAACAATGTCATCAGACGTAAGTGTTGACTGATTGTCATATCGTTTTTCTTGTAGTTTGATATTTTCTTTCCAGCAGAAGTTTCATCATAATTATATTCACTTCTTCTAGACCAACTTGGATGATTATTTCTACTACCACCACAATTATAATCTCGGTAGTGGTCAGTGAAAGCATATACTTCAAAAGGAATCTGAACTTTCTGACAAAACATAGTCAAGTTTATCAACTGTTCAATAGTGTCTTTCATGTAACTATGCATCGAACCAGACCAATCTATGAACATCACCATACCATGATTCTTACCTTCTGGTAAGTTTGTGATTTGACGAAAAATATTATCACTATATTTGTAAGCGTGAATTTTGTTCATATCAAGTGTACCTTTTTTAGAGGTATGTGCTCTACGATGAATATCAGCAGCTTTCTTCATTTCAAATTCTTTGACCATGTAACTAATCATTTTACTATTATTGGTCTTGAACTTTTTCAACATTTCGTTTCCAGTGTCAACAGAACCTTCAGCTCCATTATAATAGTTGTTCAATTCTTCGTGAATAACTTTATGGTCAACAACAATTGCATCTGTATTGATTTTAGGAAAAGTCAGATATTGAGGAATACTAACGCGGTCACTCATATCTGATAATTCTTTTTCTCTGTCACGAAAATTATCATCAGTCATTGAAGTTGGTTCGTTACCATCAGCAAAATTTTCTCTGGTATCACTGAATGGGTCACTTTTCCCACCTTCAAAATTGTTTGAAATGTTTTCAGAATCATCTTTTTCTTCAGTAGAATCTTCGTTTGATTTAGAGGAAGGTTTGGTTTTATTTTCTTCTGACTTTTCGGAATCATCATCCGAATTATCTTTGCCAGGACCAATAGGAGAAGTATTTTCTTCATCTTCTTCAGATTCTTCCCATTCATCTTCATCATCTTCATCTTCATTTTCATCGAAATCACCGTAACTGTTATCAGTCTCAGATTCGTTTTCTTTACACCACTCATAAAGAGCATCGGTAACTTCAACGACATCTTCCCATGTTTCAGTTCTTTCAACTTTTTCAACCCACTCTCGCTCTTCATCAGTAAACTCAATCGAATACTGAGTTCCGGCTTTAGTGTAAAGATTGATACGGTCAATCAAACCGAGGTCATTAGCATCAACTGACATCTTTCGTAATCCGAAAAAATCTTCATTCATCAGTTCAATATAACCGTTTATCATACACTTACGAGCACCATTGAATTTTCTCTTGATTTTCTTTTCGATACGAGCATCTTCTATAACGTTCAGGAAGGATTTATATCCTTTACCTTTTGTACTTATGGAAGAATGCCAACCATCATAAGGTGTCCATAGAGCATGGCCAACTTCGTGGGCACAGAACAGATCATAAACATCTGAACCAGGCTTCCATTTTAGAATAGGTAGGTAGAGGACTCGATTTTTTACATCGAATGCTGCGGTAGGGATTTTCTTGTGTTCTACAGAAATGTTCTCTGCTGCCATCAGTTTGGCAAGCATTGATTTCTGTTCTACTAGGTTTGTTTTCATCATAATATAATCTCAAAAAAATGGTTAATTCTTAACCTCACACTACTATTATAACAAATCACTGAACGTTTGTCAAGTCTTTTCTTCACCTGGCGTAACATTTTTGTAATTTGATACAACTTCATCTGTTCCAACTTCCATTGTAGAAGAAGATTTTGAATAGTCACCTGTTCCATCGTCAAGGTGTTCGTATCCAGTAAGTTTTCCCGAATACTTCTTTAAAATTTCTTTTCTTAATTTCTTTAATGATTTTGACATTTTCTCCTTTCTCACTCTTCACCTACTATTATACAGAATAACGAAACGTTTGTCAAGGCAAATCTTACTCGTTATTGGAAAAATCTTTGGTAAGTTTTGTTTTGGGAACATTAGCAGAAATCCAGCCAAGAACTTCTTTCTTCACATCTGCTTCAGGAGCAAACGATTTACCTTCTTTTTTGAAGGTCAGGTAGGTAAAGTCTGTGACAATTATATTGCCAGTTCTAGTTTTTACTGGTTTCTTTGTCTTAGGATCGACATAGGGGATAGTATTTTCACGATTGTTCAGAATAACACGAACACCGCCATTGAGACCTCTTGGAAGGTCACCTTTTATCACACTGTACATACTTTTAGCAGCACCTTCGTGTGATAGTAACATTATGTCTTCTGGAACAACTCTTTCTCTATTACGATTATTTACAATTGATACTGCATAATTTGTCAATACCCATGTAAGATGAATGTTCTTACTGTCATATCCTGCTTCAACTAATTTTGGAATTATTGTTGTAATGTCACTTGCATCTTTCATGGTGATGTCAAACATAATATTCGGTAATCTATCAGAATTAGCATCTCTGAGCAGAAGGTCAATTGACTTATCCTTGATTCCTGCTTTTTTCACGAACATATGTATTTTGTAAACATCCTTTGAATTTCTTAGATTCAATCCTTTTATCTCTGGAAACTTATCCTGAGTATCTGCCAATTTCATGAATCCTTTTTTCCACTCATCAACATCACGAACTTTGAACTTCTCACCTTCCATGTAATTCTTGATTGCGAATCCCTTACCCGATCCTGCACCTCCAGCTAGAAATACTATCTGACCATATTTCTGACCTTGATTGTAGAGGATGAGTTTTTCTTCTAGATATTGGGAGAATGTTTTCATACTATTATTTATAATATGCACGGATGGTCTAAAAATCTCTTATGTGATTTGACAGAACCTCTAACTTATTTTCTGTGAAATAAGCAGGAAGTTTATTTCTACTCCCTTTTGGTTCTTCTTCGTATTGTTTTAGGATTGCACAAGTCAAGTGAAACGGAGTGTATCTCAAATCTATTAATTCTTGATTTCTTTCATATCGTTCACTGTGTTCTTTTGGTAACGAACCATTCATCCAAACTTCAAGATTTTTCTTGGTAATGGGTGTTTGTCTAATTCGTTCAACAATAACATTATCTTCAGAAAGTACATTTGGAATTCCATCTCCTTTATCACCTCGTAAAATATGTTCCTTTAGATATTCGTGTGGGTCAACCCCATTCAAGAATTTCTTTGTAGTGGGAGAGTATTGGAACACGTTGTCGTTCATTTGTAGTTGAATAAAGTCTTTGTCGCTGGAAACTATTAGTGTCTTTTCACCTTCTTTTCTTTTGCGTAAAACTAACGTTCCAATCACATCATCCGCTTCAGCAGTGTCAACATGAATTACACGATAGGGGAAGTTTTCTTTGATTTCTTCTTTGAGTTGATTGAATATTTCAAAAACTCCACTCCAATCTACGGATGAAGCTTCTCTTCCAGATTTTCTCATTGCTTTGTATTGTGGGAAAAACTCTTTTCTCCATGAGTGTTTACCATCACAACATATAACCAGTTCACCGTATTCATCAAAATGTTCTTTTCGATACTTTTTCAAACTATTCAATGTCATGTGTCGAACAATGTTTATATCAACTTTACCATTTTTCATAGACATCGACGCCGATGCAAATAGTATTTGACTCAAATCAATTAATATCATTATTTTCTTCCTTTTTTCAAATTTTTTATTTCAGTGTCAATTTCTTTCAATCTACCTTCGATTTCGGCATTACTCAAAACATCAAGTTCTCCGCGAACTTCTGATAAACAAAGCATTTCGTTCAATAAACTTTTTCGTGTTCTCATGACTTTCTCTTATAAAGTTATTTAATTATAGTATTATAATAACAATAAAGAGAAGAAAAGTCAAGTCAATCTTGATAACGTTATTTTTTTGGGGGGATTTCATCTTTCACAGAAGATTCTCCTAAAACAACAGAAGAATATCCTGTATCGGTAAAAGACTTTTCGCGTAACATAGTCTCAAACACACTAAATAATTTCTTGCATCGGATGTCGTGTAATTCACTTAAACCGACCATAACATTTGCAAGGTCATCTTCAGTCATTGGTTCTGGATCATCTACCATTCGTTGAGTTATCAGTTCCAAATCGTCTTTGGTGTGCCAGACTGTCTGGATAGCTGACTCTAAATCAAATCTGTCGTATTGTTTTCTCATAATAATTCTCTTTTCAAGTTATGCGGGAAATTGTAATCCGCGTTCCTCCATAAAATCACGGAGTTCTTCTTTGATATGTTCTAATGCTTGTTCGCCTGTTTTATATTCTTCGGGATGATATTTCAACAAAGAACGTATCATTTGGTCTATGTCCCAAGCAAGTAATGCCCATTCCATTCCCTTTGATGCTACGTTAAATTGTTCCTGATCTTCTGGTAAGTTATATTCAAGTATTGCTTTCATTTGTTATTTCCTGTTCATGTTGATAATAATAATTAACTATCGGCAATCGATCTAGCTTCGGGTGTTTTTTTGTCGAGGGGTTTTTCGGAGACCGTTTTTTGTTCTCCTGTTTTAGTATTAGAAATTGATTTTTTATTACCATAACCGTCTTTGTACCAACCACCACCTTTGAGATGAAAACTTCCCAAACTCATTATTCTAGTAGATATTTGCCCACAAAGAGAACATTCTATTGTTTTGGTTGTTGAAGTAATTTTGTCAAACTCTTCGGTTATCTCATCACATACATCACATTTATATTCGTATATCGGCATTATTATATACTCCACCATTTTCCTATTCTACCACCATGAAGATAAACATCTTCGTATCCTTTATCAAAAGAGTTGGAAACTGCAGCTAAAGCTTGTTGTTTATCATTCGTTCTATAATATTTCTTATCACCAATTATAATTTGATACTTCATAATTTTAAGCCAGTTATTGATGAAAGATAATTTGTTTCCATTTCTTTTTTTGGTTCTAAAATTACCATAACGTGTTTATTGTCTAGAGTAATTTTATCTGTTTTTCCAGATATGCTCCAAGGCACTAAACCGACTCCCATATGACCAGCAGAGTTTGATCCCATTTGTTGGAGAGACATAGGTTTTTCTAAAATCAAAAATCCATCGTCGCTTTCTTCCATTCTTGATATTAATTCTTCACCAGTAGTTAGTTTCAATACTTTTACATCATTTGCCATGTTATAATTGTTCCTTTAATGTTGTTACATATTTTAAAATTGAATGGTCTAAACCATCTGTTTGTGAAATCAATTGTTTATCGTTGTCTGGACCCCAATCCAAATCTTGACTATCTATAAAAAGTCCTGTGTGACGATAAGGCCAAGGAGGAGACATAGGGATAGGATCGCTAAGGCGAACCACCCTCCAATGAGAGGGTTGTCCACTAGACAAAACTTGAGAAGAGACTTTTGGGCTTCCGTAAGAGAAAACTTGAACATTCTTACCTCTCTTGTGAAGCCACATTCCTATTATTTGTGCAACGGCTCCACCTAAACTGTGTCCTGTAACGTGTACTGTTTGTTCAAGAGGATATTTGCGTGACTTCCCCTGAACAATATTTCTTCCTGTCTTCATCTCAGTATCTATAATTTGCATAATAGTTATAGCCGCATCACGAAATCCTTTATGGAGTTTGATTCCTGTACGTGCATCATCTACCAATCTTACATCAATATCAGATAGTACATTTGCCTCATTGGCCGTACCCCTAATAACAATTATTGATATTCCACTATCTTGTATTACTTCAAACGCAACCTCATCTTTTTGATCACCACCAATATCATAAATTGCTTTACAATACTCTGCGTGTTCAATGAGGGCGGTTAATGCAACTGGTAAATTTGACTTATCACCACTACCCAAATCATTATTTTTGTCTGCTACGTTTTTTGCACAACTATTGAGAAGTAATATTATTAATATGTGTAGTATAATCTTCATATAGTCATTCTCTTATTGGTTGTGACCCTCGACATTTAGCATCACATTCTGAATGATCATATAATATATCTAGATAATCTTTAATCGAATGATCTGAACTATCAATTGACCACAAACTATCTTCGTGATGTGTTTCGTTCCAATCTAATGTTTCAGGGTCTATATGTATTCCTGAATGAACATAAGGGAGACTAGGCATAAAGGGGATAGGATCACTCCCAATAGCCACTCTCCAATGTTTGGGTTCATTAAAAAGAAATTTTGTAGTAACTTTTGGTGCTCCGAAAGTAAAAATTTCAACATTGTATTTTTTTACTCCGTTTTCATCCTTCATCGAATCTATCCACATCCCAATGATTTGTGCTATTGCACCACCCAAAGAATGTCCTGTCAAATATACTGTATGGTCTAATTCATAATTTTCATAAATATCTTCAAGCAGTAAGGCAGCCGCATCTCTAAATCCTTTATGTAAATTAACATCTAATCTTCTATCATAAAATGTTCTTACATCTATAGCTGTCCAAATATTTTTAGTATTTGTTGTTCCTCTAAAAATCAGAATTGTGGTTCCCTGCTTTTCTATTACATAATACGAAAATTCATTTTTCTTGACTTCGTATTGCTTCTCAATCATCTTATTCAATCCATAAAATTCTGGATCATCTGGTGACACTTCACCTTTAGCAAATACCCCCTTATCTGTATAAATCAGTTTAGAATATTCTCCCATTTTAATGAGTGATTCTAATGATACTGGTGAAGTAGTTCTATTCCCTTCTTCACCTACTACTTCAAAACTACTAAGTAGTAGAATCATTCCTATTATTATGAGCTTCCAGTTCTTCTTTTTTCTTCCAAGCTGTTGCACTGAGTATTGCCCCAAATGAGATGTGGAAAATTGCTCCAGCACCAAGCGTAAGCGGTTCCCATCTACTAGTGTTCATTAGTATTTCATCACTCATCAAAGTCATACCTATGTTCCACATCAAAGGAGCAATGAAGAAGTCTACTACACAGAGAAACAAATAAACTATTGATGCCCAATCACGCCAATATCTGTTAATCGTTTTGTTTATTGCCACTATGCTTTTTTGTCAGACATAGAAACGAGTGTAAGAATACTTCTGCCCGCCTCTATAGCTGTATCCACAACCCATTCTAAATTTTCTTCGCTATAATCCCATTTTTCTCTGACGTATGCGACTAATTCATCGTATTCTTCGTCATCGATATCTGTAATTTCTGGTATCACATCTTCAATATTATCAACTGCTTCAAAAAGTTTTTTCACAGGGTCAATAAAATATCTTGCGTCTGTCCATGTAAATTTATCATCAGCTTTTGCTTTTCCAATCGCATCTACGAATGAAAAGATAAACTCCATAACGTCTTTAGTTTCTTTTATACCTTTAACTTCTGCCATTTTATTCCTTTATAATTTAATAATTAAACAAGATTAAATCTTTCGATATAATCATTTATATGTTGTTCAGTAGCTACAACACCCTTTGCTTCAACTGCTTTTTTAGCAATTTCTCTAATGTCAGTTTTTTCGACTGTTTCTTCAATTTCATCAAGTTCAACTGTTTCTTCTTTTTCCTCTGCTTCTACTGACTCTAATTCATCAATAAGGTCTTCTTTACTATGTCTTCGGTCAAGTTCAATTCCATGTTCACGACCTTCTGTTTCCAATTCTTCTTTACTCATATTTTTTTTATTTTTAGCCATTTTACTCCTTTTGTTTATTTATTTTATTTAGATATTTAACACGTTTCTTTGTTGCTTGTCTTATTTTATATTTCGTTGCATTTTTAGTAAAAAGTTCTCCATTCATGTGTTCTGTTTCATGTTGATAAATCATAGATGGAATACTGGTCAAACTACCTGCTTCATGTTCACCATCAAAAGTTTGATATTGAATAGCTATAGTTTCTGCTCTCACAACAGGAAAATATAAGCCAGGAAAAGATAAACACCCTTCTTTGACATAAGAAGTTTCTTCGCTCATTTCCAAAATTTGAGGATTGAAAGCTATAATCATTTTATTTTCCATCATAAAACCAAAAACTTTAAGAGGTATTCCAATTTGATTTGCTGACAGACCAACTCCTCTATGGTGTATCATGTTTGCAAAAATCTGTTTAGCCAGTTTTTCAGAGTCAACTTGAGGATTGTCAAAATCAAATACCTCTGGTATCTCTCTCAAAAAAGGATCATCTTCTTTCACTAATTCACATATTAAATCACTCATATTTTCTTCATTTCATTAAATTGTTATTTCTACTTTACATCCAACTTGGTTCTTTGACATTTGCATGTTCGGCATTGTCGTACATAAAAGAAGTTCTACATCCACACGAACCTTTTGCTGAA